GATTCCATCAGAACCTACAATGCCACCACGTGTGTCAGAGAACACATAGTCGCCACCCAAATAGATTGGCGATTGTACGTTCCCTACATTACCACTGCCATAGTTGTAAGAAGGCAAGGTAGACTTCTGTCCGTCATTGGTCTTGTCTCCAGTCTTAACAACAATAACCTCTTTACGTTTCTCGTTAGATTGCGTGAAGGTGATGTCCGTATTCTGACCACATGCTGTTACACGGATGGTCAATGAACGACTAGCGGGTGCTCCTACGTTTGATGATATTTCACCAGCGATACCGGCATTTCCATTGCCAGATGTTTGGTTCAATGTCAACCAACTTGTTCCATCACCAGTGTCAACCAAGGTAATAACCCAATCCGTATTAGAGGTGATTGAGAACAAGAAGCCACTTGAGAAGGCATCTCCACTGACGTTAATCTCTGTGTTGCTAACAGACAAAGAACATTGCGCTACATCAATCTCATTTGATGACAGCACATACATAAATTCGTATGGATCAAAGGCACCTAGTTTCTGTGTGCTTGGTGACTCGTCAAACATATCACGGAACCAAGAACGCATTCCATAGGTGGAGATTTCTTTGATTCCAGCTTGCGTTAGGTTCAATACTGCTCCACGCTTTTGGTCGGTGAAGAATACATCGTTACCCCACTTAGCAAAACTCTCGGGATTGTTGGATATTCCAAACTCAGCAGAATATGCTATTTGCGTTCCGAGAACTTCCGGAATACTCGCAATAGAACCACCGCCAATAGAGTCAGAGAGCAAATTCTTGCCGAACAATACTTTCGAAACTTTGTCTTCTTGGAAAACAACCAAGTCCGTATCACGAGCATACAATTTTTGAATTGACCCATATTCTTTTTCTAGTGCCTTAAAGTTAGCCAAAGACAAGTTAAACTGATTGAGGTTGTTTGTCGATGATGACTCATTGTATACTCCGCTGTAAGTCACAGAGTTCTCTGCGTCAATCTGCTCGTAACGATCAACAGCAGCGTTCGCTCTTGGTGATGGCAAAATCTCTGCTCCGTTCCAAACATCCTCAATGATTGAAGACTCCATGCCGTTTCCAAATGTGATGGCATTGAAATCCTCGATTGTGATAATGGCGGGATTGAGTACGCTTTGGTCTGTATCTGTAGCAAGATTCTTGCCATGCAAGTATCCGGGAAGAATTGGGTATGTCTGAGGCAGTTCGTAGTAAACGTTATCAGGCAACACTTCTCCTTCTGTCTCAAGAATGGTGATGTTGTCGGGTCGTCTAATCTTCATGTTGAAGGTAATAGACTTTTGGTCACCTACGCTTGCTGGCAAGTTATTGGTGTCATAACCCTTCACGCACATCATAATGTATCCACGCTCATCACCCACAAGGTCAATGCTGCGGATTACCGATGACACCTTGCCAGTAATGTTTTGGTCCTTTACGAATCCACGTCTGAAGAATACGGCACGTGAGCCATCTGGCTTTCCATCTGCTGTATATTGAACGTACTTCTCATAGATACGCTCCTCAAAGAACCACTCCTCGATATTCTCATAAGACCCTTGAGAAATGAATCTCTGCACGTCTTGAGTTGTAGTCTCCTTAATTTGAAGCTCAATGATTGTGCCTGGCGTAATTGTCAAGTCTCCATCATTGCTAGCCAATGTGCCACGATTCGGAGCACAAGTGTAAGCACCACTCCACCAAATGTTGCTGTCTGAATCAAACAACACAGGAGTTCCAAATATGCCAAACTTGTTACCACGATAGTTCAAGACGAATCTGTCTCCAACCGTGTAGTTCTTAGATGTATCCCAAGAGATATACGCAAGAGAGAATACTTGTCCGCCCACATTGATGGTGAGGTTGTTTCCCCCAGCACCACCGAACAAACCAGGCAGTACAGCCGAGTTCATGGTGATATCTGTGCCGTAATAAGTTGTCAAGCGATAGTCACGCCAAGAGAACTTATTGGTGTCGGTGATTTCAAGAATGATTCTTCGGTCGGTGTCCAAGTTGTACAACTGAGCACCAGAGTATCCGCTAGCAGCCAATACAGAGTCGAATCTAATGATTGACAAAGACTTGTTACTGCCTTTACCATAAAAGATTGGTGTATCGACATACGCCACATTCTGCAACAAGAACGATGTGGTCTTGTGTATAATCGTCTTGCTCTTCTTTGCCGTTACTTGAGAGTTCAGCCCATAGCCCTCATCCTTCAGCGTATAGAAACTATCTGCTGAGAAGTAGGTAGCGTCCTCGACCTTCAACTTGATGTAGTATCCCTCATCCTGTATCTGATCGTTCTGCTCACCCAAGAAGTTCTTTGGCTTCATCTCAGCCTCAAGTACTTTGTATTTGTGGCTATCTTGCTTGGTGCCAGATGGAGTTGCCTTGATGTAAATCAAGTCGCCCTTATGCACCTTGTCAATGTCATATTTCGGTATCAATATGTATACGAACAATCCGTCCGTTACGATACCAGTTGGCAATATGTTATAGTAAGTACCACGGTTCTGCTTAATGAACAAGCGATATTTTGATGCAAAGGCAGGAGCCTTGTGTGCAATCGTAGTATATAGTTGGTTCTGCTTGCTTGCCTTAGTGATTGGGATGTTTACCGTATCATCGGATTTCTCCGATTCAAGCACGGTTGTCATACGCCCAAAGTCATCAAGGTAGGCAATGCCAAGCTCATAATCACGACCAGACTTGAACGTCTCGTTTGATGTTCCAGAGGTAATGTCTATTTCTCTAGACAGCAAGTTGAAGTCAGTGACAATATCCTCTCCGCTAACTTTCTTTATATCAAAGAATTGGCGATAGTTTCCGTACACAATTCTGCGACCAATCAAGTCTTGTGCCTTTGCTCTCAATGGTACGTTGTCAAACAAACGATTGACTTGGCTATCTGGAAGAACAGAGAATACCTTGTTATTCTTGAACTTGTGTACGTATGTCTGTCCAAATGCAATGTTGGATGCACGATCAATAGAAGTGACGATTTGCACGTTCTTATTCATGCTGTCCTTCATCACAATCTCTACCTTCTCCACTTCGCTAGAGCCAAGGTCAACTGTAATGTTTACAGAGTTCGCTTGGTTCTGCATTGACTCGTTACGTCCAGTGCCAAAGTCAAACGTGAAGTTCTGTGCCTCAAATGCAGTCTTAGAGAATGGAGATAAGGCACTAATCTCATTGTTCACGTAACGATAGCGATATGCAAATCGAATGAACTTATCTTGTAGATTGTTTGCGGGATCGGCTTCGTCATTCACCAACTCAATGGCAGGTGAAGACAAAGGTGGCTTCATGATGACGTTTACTGTGTCATCAGAAATGTTCGCATCACGATAAGACTTACCCACATCGATTCTGCGTGGCTCATTCAAGCCGTCTGTAAAGAACAGCAAGTTGTCCACCAAGTTGACACCCGTAATCAAGTATTCTTGACTGAAATTCATGATTCCTCCAGAGCGGGTCTCTACCATCACCAATGTTCCGGTAGCGGTGCCATTGTCAGCCTCGTGGTATTTAAGAATCATGTCGTAGGTGGCAGATGTCAAGAACCAATAGATGTTATTGTTCTTTGTATCCGTGAACGACCCAATTGGATAGATGTTTACTTGTGGGGTAAATCCTTCGTCACTAAGTAGTGTATTGACATCGACCTTCTCAAGGTTGCCCAAGAAGTTCTGAGCAGTCCCAGCATCGCTTCCGTCAGTTGAGGAAACCTTGATGTTTAGTGCATCAATATAATATCCATCGGGCACGAGCCTATCGTCAAGGCTCTTGTTCATTACACCCTTAACAAAATTTCTTTTTGTCTCCATTATTTAATCCAATTGTCGTTTCCACGCATTGCCATCAAAAGTCTTCTTGGGTTTATATTGCTCAAACGAATCTTGGCGTTACGCAACAATGAAGACTTATCTTGCTTTGCACGTCTAACAACATATTCTTGTACTCCAATTCTATTGTTGAGCATACACCATTTGATGTAAGCGTAAACAAATTCTTCAGCAAACTTGTGAACGACAATTTGAGACGGATCCTCGCTCTCAAGTCCGTCAGTTATGTATTCAAGCACGATGGTAGCTCCACTTAATCCAGACGAGAAGTTTATTACACCTTCTTCCTTGTTGATTATAAACGTGGGGTTGCCATTTAGATTTGATGCATCAGCACCATACCATCCACCGAATGAATATCCAAAATACCAATCGTCACCACAGCACCAACCCCATCGGCCAAACCAAGGACCTGGGTATGGGTATTGAAGGTAGTTGCCTTCGATGCGAATGCGATCCAACTCAGACTGCTCCTCAATCAAGTTGCCATCAATATCAAACAAGTATGCATAGTTTGCATTTTCGTCTTGCTCGTATCGTGTGGCCCAGTTGACTGTCTTGTTTTCGCTCATCTTGAACAGAACGCCACCTTGCTCGTATGAGATACGGACGTAGTTTACGTAGTGCTGAGGGAGGATTACTTTCAAGTCGTTATTGACAAGCGTCTCTAACACCTTCACTTCTTTGAAGGCATCGTAGTTTAGTTCTTGTACGGCACGCTTGGCGTGGAACAATACGTTGTATCTGTCTGCATTGTCAATCAACTTATCGTAGCCTACATACATAAGCATAAAGTTGTTGACCACGTCATTCAGTGTGATGTATTGACCGCTTCCGTAGTTGCTTGCCGAACTATAATATTGCTGTGGGGTCTGTGCCATTACTTACCTTCTTTTTGCTCGTTCTTTGCTTCTTCGTTGTTAACCACATTAATGATGTCCGGCTCACGAAGAGTAACACCAGCCTTAGCCAAAATTCTCAACACCAATTCCTTCTCGTATTCTTTTGGCAACTCAAAGTCTTGGTAGTTGGGGTTATTTATATCAAATATGGGGTTACCATTCAAATCTGTGTAGTATGTCCAATTGGGGTCCTCTGGAAGCCTTACGTATATGGCAGATACACCAGTCGTGATTGTGGTCGGATACAATGTAACCTTAGTCTCACGATCAACATATGCTGGGAAGTATACGCTAGGCGCAGTCAAGTTAGAATTGTTAAGCAGCGTTATCTTGTGGTTGGATACCTTCTCCACTGACTTATTTGAATACAAGACATCTACAAGGCTGTATGTGTCTGTAGGCAAATTGAACGTGCTTCCAGTATCTTGAGTCAAGCCAACCGACTTAACAAATATATCTAAATCCTCGGCAACATGCTTGGCCACATCAGCAACTCCGCTGTTGGAAGTTCTGTTATTCCTTTTAGTTAGCCAAGAGTTTACCTTTTGGAACAAATCCTCAAATACCTCCAACTGAGATAGTCTTGCAAAGGCATTAAACTCAGAAGGAGTAAGGTAACCATTGTTATCCTTATTCAGAATAAACATAACGGTATTTCTCACCTCGTTAATCATCTTATGCAAAGATAACAAAAAAAAAGCCACCCCTTTTGAGGTGGCCTTTCTTGGTACACTAAGTCAATTAGGCTACAGTAATACCACTAACTGCGTAAGGAAGGGTGCTAACGGCAAAGGCAGGTTTTTTCCAGTCTGTTTGAAGAGCAGCAACGATTGCGTTTTGAATCGCATCACGCTCTGTCTCGTCTCCAGCACCAGCAGTAGCATGAGTCAACGTAATAACCTTACCGCTCAAATAAGCGATGGTTACAGTAGTTGTGCTAGCTTGCTCAACCAAAAGAATACCATTAGCAGATACCAACTGGTTCTGCTCGTTAGTAACGGGGATACTTAAAAATTTTTCCATAACGCAGCAAAGATAACACTTTAATCTAACTCCCTTACGAGCTTGTTGTAGATGGGCTCACCCTCTTCTGTTTCAAAGTATTTCTTTACGGCATCTAGTCCATCCTCATGTTCAGGCACGGACATCATACGCTTTTTGCTGTTTGGCAAATTAAAGTAAACATCACGGTTTTTGTTGCGGAACTGAATGATGTTCAAGTCAAACATCTTAGCGATGTTGTTACGCATCTTCACTTCGGGATCACCAGCCAATGTCAACAATTCGTATGGGTTGTTACGAGCATATACCATGATATCTCGTCTAACCTCCTTAGAGGTCATATTATCTACACGATTGCCAATAATTTCACGTAAGATTTCTTCGCACTTGTCAATGCTCATCTCACGGGCCGCTACCAATGCATCAACCTCATAGTTCATGTCTTCGATGTCCTTCTCGGCATCACGTTCGGCAATAAATTCCTCGAACAGGATTCCGTTCTTAGGATGCATAGACAAGAATTTCTGAAGCACAGTGTCATTCTTGTCAACCTTTAGAACACCATTCTCGAATACAACGGGCTCAACGATTGCGTTCTGGTCTTGTTCATCCTCGAAAGGAGTTTTCTGATTTCGAGCATAACGGAGAACTCGGTTTACACCTTGTTCTTCATCAAACCAAAGTAGTGGGGAACGTCTAGTGTGTCTAGACTGCAACACGAAGGTCAATGGCTCACTGCCACCCTTCAATAGATAGATTTTTTGTTTTAAGTTCATTTTAGTTTTATTAGAGTTAAGAAAAAACGGGGGGCGAATTACCACCCCCCATTAAAGGTTAAGGATTAGTCCTTGAAGATGAAGAAGTTGTTAGCTCCCATAGTGCACAAAGCACGCTCAGACAAGAAGTGAACTTCCATTGCGTCCAAGTCGCTGTTGCTAGCACCACCAGCAGAACCAGTCATCCAAGTCTTGTAACGACGATTCTCGGTTTCAGAAGCACGATAGCGAACGTGCAAGAAAGGACGAGTTGCGTTCTTACCCATAACTTGGTCATAAACGGTCATAGAACCAGCGGGAACCAAAACACCATTTACTTTCTCAGCGGTAACACCACCACGCAAAGTAGCATCGTTCAAGTATTTCCAGTCGGTCTTGTAGAATTCATAGCCACGCTTGAAGCCAGTGAAGCCCAAGTTCAAAGCCATCTTCTCATCGTTGTCGAACAAGCCATAGCTAGTTCCACCAGCACCGTAGCTGTTTTGAGCAGCCAACATGTCATCGATGTCGAAACCGAACTGACGGTTCAAGAACAATACGTTCTCTTGGATAGCACCTTGCTTGTCCAAACGCTCGATAACAGCATCGAAGTCAGCCAAGCTAGAGGGGTTACCACCAGACCATACGTTACCACGATTCTCGATTACATAGAACATACCCTCAGTACCAGCATCAGTAGCACCAGGAGCAGGAGACAAATAAGTCAAGGCACCAGAACCGCTAGCGGCAGGAACACCTTCGATCATTGACATTTCCATGTAGTCTTCGAAACGCAAACGAGTCTCGTGCTCAGACTTCAAGTACCACAAG